GGATGTACAGAGACACTTTAAGGATTACAGTCCCCCGGAGGGGATTGAACTGAATCCGGACGGAACCCCCAAAAGCGATATGGAAAGGGACGGTGCATACGTGGCTGAGTTTTCTGGGGAAATGCGTAAGGCGTTCAATGGCATCTTTCTGTCGGATGTGTATGACACGATTTTCGCTGGGCAGTCCCCGCTCTGCATTGTTGGCCAGAAATACCTGTATGAAGGGGTGTTGGAGGGCCTGCTTGTGCTGATGAAGCCTGCTGTCGAGGAGTATGCCAGGAAGAACCGGGAAAAGTCCAGGAAGTATCTGGAGGATATAGAGAAATGATTGGCCAGCTGCCAACAAGCCTTGACGTAGGCGAGGTAAGCTATCCCATTGAAACCGATTACCGGAACATACTGGTTTTCCTGGCAGCCTGTTCCGACCCGGAGCTTTCACCTGCAGAAAAACTGGAAATCTTGATGAAGCGCCTATACCGGGATGGTTTTAGCCAGATACCGCAGGAACATCTGGAGGAGGCTATCCTACAGGCCAAGTGGTTTGTGGACTGCGGCCAGGGGGATGACGATAAGAAGCCAGCCAGGAAGGTGATGGACTGGGAGCAGGACGAACCCATCCTGTTCCCTGCTATCAACAAAGTGGCCGGAATAGAGACCAGAGCAACCCAATATATACACTGGTGGACATTTTCGGGATATTTTATGGAGATTGAGGAAGGGACATTTTCCACAGTTTTAGGAATCCGTCAGAAGAAGGCAAAGGGAAAGAAACTGGAGAAGTGGGAGCAGGAGTTTTACCGGAACAACCGCAGACTCTGTGATATCAGGAAACGGTATACCGAGGAGGAGCAGGCGGAGATTGATTACTGGAATAATTTATTAGGTTAGGACGCTGTATGGGCGTCTTATTTTTATGCCTGTGCAGGAGGTGATGGTATGGCAGCAGATGGAAGCCTGAAATTTGATACAAAAATTAACGTAGAAGGATTTGAAGAAGGAATATCCACATTGTCAAAAGCAATGGACAGGCTGACGGGCGCAGTAAACCGTCTATCATCTAACATCTTGAGCCGGTTCAATGGAGCAGGACAGGCGATAACAAAGACTGCCCAGAGTGCGGGAGAGGCATCGGATGCAGTTGAATCCATTGGGGAATCCGCTGATGGGTCATTGAAGGACGTGAAACGTCTGCAGGAGCAGATGGACGCCATTCGTGTCCAGGCTATGGAGGCCGCTGATACAGAACCTGTGGAAGCTGTGGCTGTATCAACAAACCCGGAATCACTTAATTACGACCCAAAGGCTATGGCTGCAGTCTTTGGAGAGGAAGCGGCTGAAATACATAATTATGCGGAGGCAGTTGAGCAGTATGGTGAACAGGGGGCCGCTGCTTTGAACAAGATGGACCTGGAAGCCCAGGAACTGAAACAGCAGATAGAGCAACTCCGTGTGCAAGATATTGAAGCAGTAGAGACCACCCCAATAGAAGCGTATGCAGTTCCCAACAGTGCCGAATCAATGGGGTATGATCCTAAAGCTATGGCAGCTGTATTTGGGGAGGCGGCGGCTGAAATCCACAACTGGTCCGAGGCAGTCCAGGAATATGGTTCCCAGGCAGGCGCGGCACTTAATGGCGATGAAATCGGGCAGGAAGCCGATGTGGCTAATGAGAAAATCGTAGAATTAAGTAAGCGCCTACAGGAATTAAAAGAACGACAGAAGGAGCTGCAATCAGAGGGTATCGGCCTGGGGCATGTGGAGTATGACAGTAATGCTGCTGAAATTGCTCAGATTAATTCGGTATTAAAAGACTATCAGAAATCACTGACAGATACCGGACGTGAAGCAAGAAAGTTTTCCAAAACAACCCAATCCGCATTTTTAAAAGCTGCAAGCGTGGTTGGTAACTTTGCAAAAAGTATTGGTCGAGGTCTGGCCAATAAGGCTAAACAGGCCGTATCCAGTTTGAAGGGCTTGGGGAAGTCTTCCAATAACGTCAGCAAGAGCATTCTGAAGCTGTCTAATATGTTCAAGCTCATGCTCATCCGCATGGCCATGAGGGCGGCCATCCAAGGAGTTAGGGAGGGTATGCAGAACCTGGTACAGTATTCGGACCGTGCAAACCAGTCTATGTCTGGTCTGATGACCAACATGACCTACCTTAAAAATAGTTTTGCGGCGGCGTTCGCGCCCATTCTGTCCTATGTGGCCCCGGTACTTAATACTTTAATTAATCTCCTGGCAACGGCAGTGGGATATATCAACCAGTTTTTTTCTGCGCTGGGAGGCGGGAGCACATACATCCGGGCCAAAAAGGCCAATGAAGATTATGCAGCCAGTCTTAAGAAAACAGGAGGGGCTGCAAGCAAGGCCGGCAAGGATGTAAAAAAGGCACTCGCTCCATTTGATGACCTTGTACAGATACAACAGCAGGGCGCGGATGCCTCTGGAGGCGGGGGCGGTGGTGCCAGTCCCTCAGACATGTTTGAAACTGTCGGTATAGACAAGGGAATCAGCGACTTTGCCAACAAGCTGAAAGAAATGTTTGCAGCTGGGGACTGGGAAGGAATCGGAAAACTCATTGGTGAGAAAATCAATGAGGCAGTACAGAAATTTACGGAATTTATCAGTTGGGATAATGTCGGGGCGCAGATAACGGCTTTCATAACGGCGTTTACGACCATGTTCAACAGCCTGGTTGCCACGATTGACTGGTATGCAATTGGTATTATGTTCGGGACCGGAATTAATACCCTGGCCAACACCTTGTACCTGTTGCTGACACAAATTGACTGGCTCATGCTGGGAAATGCCCTGTCCCTGAGTCTTATGGGAATGGTTGATACCGTAGACTGGAATCTTGTGGGAGCAACCATTGGAGCATACTTCCAGGCACAGATATCCGGCCTTTTGGGATTTATTATTGGCACGGACTGGAGAGCCATTGGAGCTGCCCTTGCCACCTGCCTTATGGGTATTGCAGGAGCGATTGACTGGGGACAGTTCGGTTATCTTATGGCGGCTGGGCTTAACGGTGCATTTGCTCTGCTCCTTGAATTCGCGTCCACGTTTGACTGGACAGAATTTGGCAATAACGTGGCGACAGGTATCAGCACATTTTTCCAGACCTTCCAGTGGGCGCAGGCAGGTGAGGCCCTAAGCACATTTGTAATTGGAATCCTTGACTTCTTGATAACCGCAGTGCAACAGACAGACTGGGCATCTTTTGTGCAGGGCATTGTTGACTGTATTGAGGCGGTGGACTGGATTGGCCTTGCAGGGAAAATTTATACGTTGTTATATTCTGCGTTGGGTGTTGCTTTTGGAGCCCTGGCTAACTTTATCGGTACTCTGATAGCAGACGGATTTGCAAAAGCAAAGGACTATTTTAACGGAAAGATAGAGGAATGTGGTGGTGATGTATGGGAGGGAATGCTAAAAGGGATTGTAGATGCTGCCAAGGGGGTAGTCTCCTGGATTAAGACCAACGTGGTGGATCCATTCATTAATGGCGTGAAGGCAGGTTTTGGAATCCACAGCCCGTCAACCGTTATGGCCGGTATGGGACAATACCTTTGGGAAGGTTTCTGTGAGGGCGTCAAGGAGTTCTTTTCTGACCCAGGCGCATTCATTAAAGCCAATATCACAGACCCGTTTGTGAATGGAATCAAGAGCCTGCTGGGCATTCATAGTCCGTCAACCGTGCTAGCCGGCATCGGCTCCAATACCGTGGCCGGATTCAATCAGGGTGTGACAAACGAGCAGGCAGCTTCCCAGAGCGTGATTCAGTCCTGGGCGTCGGGTGTGGCCAGCTGGTTCTCTAATAAGTTTGGCATCAGCCAAGGTGACTCCGCAGAATCCAAACAGTGGGCTACAAGCATTCTGTCTGGATTTAACAAGTCGGTCAGCAAAAATTATACGAAGTCCCAAGCGGTTATGCAGACCTGGGCAGAGAATGTCAGGAATTGGTTTGTGGGTGTGGATGAAATACAAGGTGTAAATGAGCTGTCATGGACAAAGTTTGCAGACCTTATTATACAGGCGTTCAAAGTCAAGATTGAGGGTAGTCACACGGAAACGCAGGCACCAATGGAAGCCTGGGCTAAAAATGTGCGGGAGTGGTTCTGGGGAGGCAGCAATCCTGAAGGGACCGGTGGCATGTATTCGGCCTTTTACAATATGGCCAGACGCATCAACGAAGGCTTCGCGAACGGGATATCTGACTTTGCGTACATGGCTAAGAATGCAATCCGCCAATGGGCTCGCGAAGCAATGGAAGCAGCGGAAGAGGAATTTGATATCAACTCTCCGTCCAAGGAGTTTTACAGCATAGCAGAGTACGTTGTGCGTGGCTTCAATGATGGTATCAGCGCAATGGCAGCGTCATCCAGGAATACAGTCCAGAAATGGCTGGATGGCGTCCTGGACGTGTTTGACGGCGTAAACGTGCAGCTGCCAATCGGTATTAATATCCCCAACGCAGCGTCCTATCTGCCACGGATGGCCAGTGGAACTATAGTGCCACCAAGAGCTGGGGAAATGTCCTCCAGCATGAGGAATATGGCAGGGTATGGCCAGGAGGAAGCCATGGGCTACCTGATAGGCAAGATGGATGAAATGATAAGCCGCCTGCAGGCGGAAGGGAATAAGCCCGTACAGATTGTTCTGAACCTGACCGGGAACCTGGCTGCGCTGGCCCGGGTGCTGAAACCGGAACTGGACAAAGAGGCGGCACGCAAAGGTGTGAGCCTGGTAATTGTAGGAGGCTGATATGGACAGTGTATTTTTGCTGGATGGAAAGGTGTACAACGTTGAGGTAGAGAAGGATTCTCTGGAACGCAGTTTTGCGGTGACTGATACGGAACAGTCCGGACGTACATTGGACTATGCCATGGACCGGGATATCATAGGGACTTTCTACAACTACACGATGAAGGTATACCCTAAGACGGAAGACCTGGCAGCGTATGATGCGTTCTATGATGCCGTTTCGGATCCGAATTATGCGAGTCATGAGATGACCTTCCCCTATGGTCAGGAGACATTGACCTTCCAAGCCTATATCACCCAGGGGAAGGATAAGCTTAGAATAAGGCGAGGTAAAAATATTTGGGGATTGGATGGCCTGTCCCTCAATTTCACAGCTATGGAACCACAGAGGAGGCGGTAAGGTTGAAATGGGACATAAGAGTGGATACCAACGGGCAGCAGTCATATTCATCAGTGGATGACCTGCCGAACTTTGAGCAGAATATGTCTCCCTATGCCTACTGCCTGCCACGGTATGCGAGGCTGGACGGGGCCTACTTCAATACTCCAGATACAATTCCACGCGGTCAGAACGGCTATATTAGTGCAGTTTTGAGCGGCTCTGATGGTAATTTTGAAACGCTTCCTGCGATTACAGTGACATTCGACCGGCTTAAGACCAGCAACGGCATATCCATGGTCTTTAACCGGGTATCCGGGGATTATGCCAGCAGGCTTAAAATTTCCTGGTACAAAGATGATGAGCTGGTACAGGAACAGGAATTTGTTCCGGATGGGGTGGAGTATCTCTGCAAGGCCAAGGTACCGCTGTTTAACAAGATGGTTATCACCTTTTTGGGGACCAGCCGGCCATACCGGTATCTGTGGCTGTCGGTGCTTAAGAACCAAAGGATGACGGACGCTGGCGGCCTTAAGATTGTTTATGATGATATTGCCCTGGGGGCAGCACAGGATAATACGGCGGCTTCGGTTGACCAAGATTACTATGTTGACCTCCAGGACCTGAAATCGGGGGTAGAGTTCCCGGATTATGCCATGTGTCTGCCCCGGTACGCGAGGATGGATGGCAACTACAACAATGCCCCGGACGAGCTGGTTGATATGGGGTATGTGAGTGACAGCATATCTGATGCAGGCGGAACATTTGGAGACCCGCCTTCAATCACATTCACATTCGGTCAAACTTATTCCAGCGTGGGGCTAACCCTGAGGTTCAACGATTATTCGGAGGATTACTGCAGTATGGTCAATATTAAGTGGTACCGTGGGGATGAACTGTTATCAGACCGGGATTATTCCCCGGACAGCCCGGACTACTTCTGCTATGGCATCGTGGATTATTATAACCGGGTGGTCGTTACTTTCCTGAGGACCAGCAAGCCGTACCGCAACGTATTCCTGACAGGGATAACCTGGGGACTCATCCGTGTGTTTAAGGATGATGAGATAGAGGATATCAGCTGCCTGATGGAGCTGAGCCCTATATCCGAAGAGGTAAGCATCAATACTATGGACTATACCATCCGAAGCAAGTCTGATTATGCGTTTGAATTTCAGAAGCGTCAGAAACAGACGCTGTATTTTGACGAGGCAATACTGGGGATTTTTTATCTGAAGGATGGGAAACAGCTGGGAGCAAAGCGGTATTCCGTGGAGACTCAGGATGCAGTGGGAATCCTGGATAATAACCAGTTCATGGGCGGAGTGTACAACAATGCTTTGGTATCAGACATCCTGGCCGGCATTATGGCCGGAGAAGGTATTACATACTTTTTAGATGATGTTTATGTAGATGCGCGGGTGAGTGGGTACCTGCCAATATGTACGAAACGTGTAGCACTGCAGCAGCTGGCCTTTGCCATTGGCGCCCTGGTAGACACCAGTTACGACCGGCAGCTGTACATATACCCACAACAGACCGAGGTCACCAGCGAGTTCACGGCCAAAGATATCCGGTTGGGGTTAAGTGTGGAACACAGTGACATCATAACCGGCATCCGGCTGTATGTACATAGCTATACCCAGGGGATGGAATCCGCGCAGTTGTATAAGGGGGTACTGGATGACACTACGAAGATAGAGTTTTCAGAGCCTTACCACAGTCTGTCCATTACTGGAGGAATCCTTGGGGAGCATGGAGACAATTATGCTTGCATAACCGGCACAGGCAATGAAGTGGTACTGACCGGGCTTAAGTACAATCATAGCACGGCCATGCTACTGAAAGAGGACCCAAAGATTACGCAGAATAAAAACATTGCCGAAGTCAAGGAGGCCACACTGGTGACAGCCGGAAATGCGCAGGCGGTGCTTAACCGGGTATATGGATACTACAGCAATAATGAAAGTATCAGTTTCCGCTCCACTATCAATGACCAGGAGCTGGGAAACCGTGTGAATGTATTTACCGGTTTCCGGGGGACAATGACGGGCAATATCACGAAGCTGGATTTTAAGTTTAGTAGGCGTAAGGTAACGGCGGAGGTGAAGGTAAGATGAGTACGGTATTGGAAACGCTGATAACGGATAGGACGGCCGCAGACCTGGCCGATGACACAGATAGGGCATATATAGCCTATACAGACTTAAACCGTGTGGAAGAGGCCTGTGCGCTGTTGGCGGGGCGTCTGGGGGTGACCATACAGACCAAGGCATGGAAGATGGAGGACTTCCGGACGGATACGGAGATGTCCAGGCTGCTGGACAACATTAAAACGCTGCGGGCTGCCTATTATACGAAGGCCAGTACTCCGGCCACCCCCGTAAAAATAACATATGAAAGTATTTACCAGGCAAATGATATTGAACAGATACTTAAGGACCTGGGAGATATGTATGACAGCATGGTGAGTGGACAGCAGCGTCTGGTGTTTAGGCTGGGCATGAGGGCAATAGGAAACAGGAGGCAAGAATGGCATTAAAGACAGATTACAAGGCAGATGTGTTTGAGGGCAACCGAAAGTATCAGATAATCCAGGATGGGGAAGGAAAATCAGAAATTCAGGATGTGACTGTGTATAGCCAGGAAGGTGATGTGTTTGGTCCTAATGACATTAACACCACGAATAAGGCAGTGAATGCCCTGAACCATGTTGTACTCGTCACGCTCCAGGCATCCGGATGGAGCACCGCGGCCCCATATACCCAGACTGTGCCGATAGAGGGGCTGACAACGGAGGACAACCCTATACTGGTAAAGGTGATTGCAGATGGGGCAACGCCGGAACAGGTGAAAGCGTATAACAAGGCATTTGGAATGATTGACGATGGGGACACGGCAGATGGGCAGGCAACATTTAAATGCTACAATAAGAAACCCACGATTGACCTAACCGTGGGCTTGAAAGGAGTGTAAAGATAGATGGGAGAAATATTGATGACAGGCGGGAGCGGAGGCATCACTTCAGATGATGTGACCGTGGTAAAGGCCCATATACTAAAGGGCGAGACTGCATTAACAGCGGACAGCAATGATGAAGTCATAGAGGGTGAGATGGATGTACAGAGTATACTGTCTTTTAATGGTGCCGTGTACTCTTCCACGGCAATCATGTTTACATGGCAAAATCCATTGAAGGGGCCGTTTTCAGGAGTAATCATCGTGGGAAAAACAGACGGTTATCCAGAAAACGTTGATGATGGAACAAGATATTATAAAGGTTATGGCAGTAATGTCATGGCCTCTGGGATATCCAATGCAGTCGTAAATGGTTTCGTATCAAATAAGACCTATTATCTTAAGGCATTCAGTTATGTTTCAAAGAATAATATCGAATGGATACATCCAGATGCATTTTCCTGTGTTGAGGTAATAGCGAAAGGAATAAAGACATTCACATCCTCGGGAGAGTTCACTGTTCCAGAAGGCGTTGGTGCTATTGATATATTTGGTGTTGGTGGAGGCGCGGGCGGAGGTTCTGGCGGAAATAGTCGGTACGGTAATGGTTCTGGTGGAGGCGGTGGATACACCGTCACTGTTAAAGATGTTAAAGTTACCCCAGGTCAGAAAATACCGGTGACCATTGGAAATGGAGGGGCAGCAGGTATATATAATGGGTCTGGAAATAACGGAGGAGCTGGGGGAAATACAGTTGTGGGAAATTATCTTACGGCAAAAGGGGGAGGGGCAGGACAGGGAAGAAATGGCGGTGGAAATGATGGTGGAAGTGGTGGTTCCGGTGGCGGTGGGGGGTCCTATTACGCACCGGGTGTAACACTTTGCGGCGGAGGAGATGGTGGGAGCAATGGCGGTGCAGGAGTTAACAGCCATGGTAATGTCGTTTATTTAGGTGGCAGTGGACAGGGAAGAACAACGCGCGCCTTCGGGGAATCTTCAGGAACCCTATATTCCGCAGGCGGTGGGGGTGCAGGAGCGGATTACAGTGGCCGTGGTGGAGCTGATGGCGGCGGAGCTGGTACCAACTGGAATGCTTCTGGTTCTGGAGGGAACGGAAATACTAACACGGGTTCTGGTGGAGGCGGAGGCTGCAGCTGGTATAACGGTGGCGCTGGTGGATCTGGCATAGCAATTATCCGATGGGGATATTAGAGAGAGGAGGACAACTGGAATGGTTGCACATACAATTTATGCAATAATATGGGAGGATACAATCAGGAATATAACCCCCTGTGATGATTATGAACTGGCAAATCGCCTGGCAAGAGCAAGCCATGGGAACAATGCGTATGCAGTGGAATGCACGCAGTATCCCTGTGAGATAGGGGATAAGTACATTAACAGCGTGTTTTATAAGGCTGATGGAATAACGCCTATTGAATATATCCCTACTCAAGAACAGCAGGTAAAGCAGCTCCAGCAGGAAAATGCGGAACTGACTATTGCATTGGCAGACGTGATAGGAGGTGTGATGTCGTGATAAGCAGTATCCAAAGAAATATCATCATCCGGGCCTTGCAGATTCGGAAGAATCAAGGAGAGGAGCCGGCAGATATTCTGGAAGGTTACAGGAACCTGACAAAAGGCGAGAAGGTCGAGATACTGGCGGTATTGGAAAGGAGCAGTAATGGGTAAGATATGGATACCTGGGGGCGGTGATGGCGCTGACCTGGATGTGATAACAGCAGCGGCATTGGATGTACGCAAAGGGAAAGTGATCGTAGATAAAGACGGAAATCCATTGACGGGAATCATGGCGGAAATAGCCGCTAAGACCTACACGCCGGGGACCTCTAACCAGGTTATTGCGGCTAACCAGTTCCTGGCTGGGGCACAGACTATTAAGGGGGACGGGAATCTAAATGCAAATAATATTGTTTATGGGAAGTCTATATTTGGGGTGGCCGGCAATGTCCGGAAGTATGCCGTGAAAAACAGTACCGTATCATCCTCAGGTACTGCAAGCATCTCTATCAGTGCTGGATATGATCCTGGAAGGTCAATGTATAAGGCGACAATACCAACAGGGTTTAATGTATCGTGCATTGCCTGGACAGATGGTACCCTAGTGGGATTTTGGTCAGGCAATCCTGCCCACTGTGCTGGATGGAATTACCGATTTGATTTTAATATGAGTGGTGCTTGGCATGTAAATAGTACCAATGCTGTCTTACCATGTATTGAAAATGGTACTGTCTGGTACTGTGTTGCCGGATATTATTAATAGTAACCAAATACTTTAACTGTCATATTTCTTCCCCCGTTTATTGATCCCGCTGGGAGTCTTACCAAGCCGGAGTTTAAGGAATAGTATCCACCATTAAGCCAATATAAAAATTGGGTTCCATAACTACTTCTGTTGCTTCTTTCAGCATAAGCAAATCCCCACCCATCTCCTCCTCCATGAATAGGGGTGTAATCAGCGTGTTCACCTACAATTGATGCATAGAGAGGTGTGAAGCCAATATTGCTAATACTCACATAATAAGCGTATATGGAGCAATCACCTCCCGTAAAATTGACTTTACTGGTAGATGATGTAAGGGTTTTAGTTATACTCGCATACTTCCGCACATTTCCGGAAACGCCAAAAATGCTCTTCCCATAAACAATATTATGGCTCTAAAAACAGGCTTCCCATAAACAATAGTATCGCAAGATAGGAAACATACCTATACTTGAAACCATCATTGATAAACAGTATATCACAAAGAAAGGATTGATGAAACATGAAAGCATTAGTAATCTATGACGACACCGGACGTATTTGGACTATTATGTATGGCGAGGAACAGGTACCACAAGGCCTGCAGTGCATCTGGGTAGATATCCCAGATGGTGCGAGACTGGACCATATTGATGTGACAAATGCCGGCAATCCGCAGCCGGTCTTTGCGTATCTGCCTGAGTCAGATATTGGACGTCTGCAGGAACAGGTGGTAAGTCTGGGTGACCAGCTCACAGAGGCACAGTTGGCGCTTACAGAACAATATGAGTCCAATTTGGCACTGGCCGAAGAGGTAACCAATACCCAGCTGGCCCTGACAGAAATTTACGAGGGAATGGAGGTGTAAGGAATGGCAAGTTATATGGTAATTGTATATGCGGACCTTATTCGCAAGGGCAAGAAGACGATTGAACAGGTCCCGGAGAAGTTAAGGGTGGAAGTCGAGGCAGTACTCAATGCTTAGGCTGCTGCTCTTTTTATTATTGAGGAAGGAGGTGGATACCATGGCAGTCATCTATGCGACCCTGATTGTGAAGGGGAGGAAAACATTCGGACAGGTCCCGGATAAAATTAAGGACCAGGTGCGCCAGGTACTGATTGACCTGGAGTGTGAAGAACTGATTACTGAGTAAGGAGACATCATGGGCGAGATAATACAGTACATAGTTGTCCATTGGGTGGAGTGGCTGTTTGTTGCCATATCCACCTTTTTAGGCTTATGTTACCGGCAGATGGCAAAACGGCAGAAGGAGGAGAGCCGGAAAAATGCCGCACTTCACGATGGTATGCAGGCACTTTTGAGGGACCGTATCATACAGGCCTACAATCATTATCAGGACAGGGGTTACTGCCCTATATATGGCAAAGAAAATGTTAAGCGGATGTATGACGCATACCATGTCCTGGGCGGCAATGATGTGGCAACAGAGCTTAAGGACAAACTTATGAAGATGCCGGAGGAGCCGGCAGAAAGAGAGGAGTAGGATATGGATTTTGGAATAGCGAGTGTGGCAGGGATTACAGTGATTTGCTATCTGGCCGGGATGGCCTGCAAAGCATCCGCCAGACTTAGGAACGAGGTTATCCCGGTAGTATGCGGAGTGGCGGGGGCAGCCTTGGGAGTGGTAGGAATGTATACCATGCCGGACTTCCCGGCCCAGGATGTTATCAATGCGGTGGCCATTGGAATTGTATCCGGATTGGCTGCGACCGGGATTAACCAGGCTGTCAAGCAGCTTAAGCAGTAGTAACCATTTACCATTACATAGAAGGAGAGTAAGATTATGCCAGAAGTAAGAATGACAGAGCAGCAGCTGAATGACCATGTAAACAACAATCCGATGACTAATAAGCGTCCATTGACGGAGTGCTCCCATAAAGCGCCCTATGGCCCGGGGACTGGCAGGGAGGACCCGAGGGCACACGACCCGAAGCCTACAGACGATAAGGAGAAGTGGCAGCCAAGCAACACCCCGAAGCACAATTCCGACCAGGACCCGGAACACGGACCGGGTATGGAGTAATTTGTTGCGATATCGCAACTTGTGACGTCACAACTTTTCATGGCTTAGGGATGCCCCTGGGCCTTATTTTTTTGATGGAGGAAAACACTATGAGTAAAACAGCAACAGGATTAATACGGCACTGCAAGGACAAGCTGGGCACGCCCTACGTTTACGGCGCCAAGGGTGAGGTCCTTACCCAGGGAATTCTGGACAGGCTTGCCCGGGAGAACCCAGGCACATACACATCCACTTACAAGACCAAGGCGGCTAAGTACATAGGCCAGCGCTGTACGGACTGTTCCGGTCTCATCAGCTGGTATACAGGCGTTCTGCGTGGCAGCTACAACTATCATGATACGGCTGTGGAGCGGGTAGGCGTTGACCATCTGGACGAGTCTATGGTCGGCTGGGCGCTGTGGAAGCCGGGCCACATCGGGGTATACATAGGTGATGGTTGGTGTATTGAGGCTAAGGGTATCAACTATGGGACTATCAAGAGCCGTGTAGCAGCCACGCCCTGGCAGAAGGTGCTTAAACTGAGGGATATTGATTATACCCCGGTCCCAGTGACATACACCCAGGGTTTCCAGCCGGCGGCAGACGGTCAGCGCTGGTGGTATCAGTTTACAGATGGCAGCTATGCGGCTAACGGCTGGTACTGGCTTCAGGAGATGGAACGAAAGACATGGGGATGGTACCTGTTTGACAGCGAGGGATATATGCTGACCGGGTACCAGGTGGACCCCGCCGGCGAGGCATTCCTGCTCTGTCCAGTGAAGGGAAGCGACGAGGGAAAGTGCATGATTACAGATGCCAGGGGTGTGCTGCGGATTGCGAAGGAGTACGACATGGTAAATCGCCGGTATGTGTTTGAGTGGTAGGTTTATTAAGCTTACTAGAATGCTACAATGGTCGAGTTTAGCGGAATAAATTTTGATTGTTTTTGTGTATATAATGTTCAATTAAATTAATGTAGAAAAGATATTCATAAAATTGGTAAATCTTAACAGTTTCATAACAGAATATTAGCAGTACTCTATCGACATTTTCCCTACGACATGCTAATATAAGCTATAGGGGGTGGGGTGATTGAAATCGTAGATCCGCATGTTCAATATAGAACGTTGAAAGCGGCTGAAGACACATTTGCTGCGATAGAAATGGTATTAAGTCAATTGAGTATGAAAGATGTAAGTTATATTGATGAAGAGAGAGCACTGACAATTTTAGCAAAGGTTTTGATGCTTGGGGAACAACAAGATGAAAGTTAATCAGTTAAACGGCAGAGTCGAATAAATCGGCTCCGCCGTTTTTATACAAAAGAGGAGAGACCGACAGTTACCTGCCAGTCTCGTTTGTGAGAAACATGCGCCACTGACAGTTGCAATATTACAGAATCAAGCACAGGTTCCACAACTAAAATATAACAGGTAAATATGAAGAATTATGAATAATGATATGATAAAGGCGGGTACCGGAAGTGACCGGGCCCGCCTATTTGGTAGGCAGTGACTACAATTTGCCTACCCTGTACAAGTTTTGGTAAATGGTAGTATAGGTTTGTGTGTGTCAATATGTGAAAGTATTTCTCTTTATTCCCTTTAAATAAAGGTTGTTTTATGGTACTATGTGCAAAAATATGTTAGTATGTTTTTATGTGTTAACAAACGGTGCATGTGGAGTCGGTGATAATGATGCGGAATTGTGGTTTTAGAAAAAAATAGAGGTTGAAACCACAAGATATAGTGGTTTTTGGGCGAAAATCGAGCGGAAAACAGGGCCAAAAATGGCCGTTTTTGGTCCCGATTTTTTAGCCCTTCCACAGATGCAGGAAGGTATTTGGGTGATATGTGGGAAAAATTCAAGGTCAGCCGATGAAAAATTGGCTGGCCTTTTTACGTGATATAAATGAAATTGGGTGATGAGGGGTGGCGGTGAAAAATGGATAAAAACAACACCATAAAAATGAAAAAAGCATATGGAGGTAAAGAATGGGAGCAGAACTTGATAAGGAAAGAGACTATGATGTAGACGTAAAATTGAAAATTACATTTAAAAACGGAGAGTTTAATTGTCTGTTGCAGCCAGAAATTGAAGATGGTATTGTGGAATTTCTGAAAGAGATTAATGGCGACTACATGATACCGGAAAGTGAAAGCATAGAGTTCCTTGGGGATGAGGTAGTCATTGCAAAATATAGTTTCTGCTGCAATGACACAAGCGAAGCAGAGGCAGAGAGTTTTGCAAAATACATCGTCCATGAGGCAGATTATAAATTTAAGGAGATGGGGTACACGTTGGAAGAAGAGAGCTACCATGCACAGGAAGCGGATATGAGCTGGCTTGATGAAATGGAACGGCAGATTTTTGGATAGGGTAAAGTCAGTAAAGAAACATATTGGAAAGCGATCAATCTCTTCTGTAATCAGGAGAGCAGGGCCGCTTTTGCGCTTTTATAAAGGGATTCATTGGAAGTGGAGGAAGCGATGCTTGAAGTATTTTTGACAAGGAATTCGAGGAAAGGGGTATGGCTGAAGTTGCCATCCACACAGGAAGAGCAGGGCGAGGCATTTGCTGCCTTAGATGTAATTGAGTCGGGGAATCAGGAAACACAGATCAGTGATGCGATATCATCCGTTGGTAATCTGTCCGATTACATCCGTGGAGCGGTTTTGACCAGTCAAACCTTAGCAGAATTATCGTTTCTGTCGATCCGCCTGGAGGGGCTGAGTGAGATTGAAACAGCCTTATTTAGCGGAGCGCTTGCCATTGAAAGGCCCCATGCCTTAAAGGATATTATAAACCTATCCTGTAACTTGGACAAATTTTCATTTTATGAAGGAATCAACACAGAGGACAAACTGGGAAAATATCTGCTTGACCTGGCTGGGGATGAGATACCAGAATACCTGACAGTATTGTTGGATTACGAATATGTAGGACGCAAGTATGCCCAAAAACATCCCAGTTGTTTCTGCAAGGAGGGATATGTCCTTAAACTGGAAGAGGCATTAACTACGCGGTATGATGGACAGAGCCTGCCTGATTCCTACAACGAAAAAGACAGTCCTATCATTCTCGACATACACTTGAACGGAAAGTATGTGTCTCTGTATCTGCCAGAACCGGAATCCAAGCTGGAAGGGATTGAAAAAAGACTGGAATCTTTCCGTATAGATGAAAGAGCATCGTTCTCTTCCAAGGAAAATGTGAAAGGACTTTATTCCAGATTACCCTGTGGTGCCTCTGTGCGGGAACTCAATTATTTAGCCGGAACGCTGAAGCAAGTGTTGGATGGGACAGAAGGGAATCGTGAAAAAGTCCTGGCTGTGCTGGAGGCAGAGGCTCCAGCGACTGTTGAGGAGGCTGTTCAGGTACTGGGGCGACTGCGGCAGTACAATATTTTATTAGATTTAGAGGATTTCACAGAACCATCGGACTATGTTTATAAAGTAATGGAAGAAAACCCATTGTATTACCTTGACAGTTTTACTGCCGATTTTGTGGATTTTGAGGCACTTTGTAAAGCGATGATGAAGGAAGAGGGGGCGGTACTGACCTCTTTCGGTATTGTTGTTCGGGAGGGACACAGAATCCATTCACTTCCGGAGGAACGGAGTAAGTTTCGTTTATTTAGCTCGCTTACAGGAAAAATCTGTCGTGATGGAGGACCAGAGGTGGTGTCAGCAAATGAACTGCTTTCCTCTGTGGGAGAAATCAGGCGGGCGGTTGAGCAGGAAAGACCGGAAGACGGGGAAGGAAGAGGACTTGCGGTTTATCTGAAGCATGAGATATTAAAGCGGAAAGTGTTCTGTATGATTCCAGCGGTTGCGGTCTGGAACCATGAGCTTTGGGGGGTTTTGGAGGTAGAGACTTACGGAACTTTATCAGAGGGAGAAGTGGAGGAACTAAAATCTTCCTGGTCGGCTCAGTGTGCAGATGGCTGGGGCGAATATTTTAAACAGTGTCCGATTCCTACCAGGAATGGGGAATTGTATGTCAGTTTCTGGCAGCCTGGAAATGATTTTTGTATCAAGCTGGAGTCAGAATTAAAAGAGCAGCCAGAGCAGCTTACTGGTCTACAAATGCAATAAGAAGAACTACTGACAGATATTTGTGATTCAGTAGAAATAGCAATGGAGAGGTGAGGTTATGGAGTGAAAATTTTAGGTCAGCCAAATCAAAAAATGTCTGACCTTTTTTATAGAGTATCAAAAGTAGAATCAGCTATATGCGAAGGGACAGAATTTAAATGTTTAAGATTTATTTGAGTCGTACAGTAGGCCTTGGTGTAGGTATATACCTGCCGGCTACAATCGAAGAAATTAGAGAAGCTTATTCTCTTCTGAATGGAATGGATACAGTTCCATTGGAATCAGCTACCGCTTATGTGGAATCGTCCATTCCAAATCTACACCAGTATCTGTATGAGGTGCCGGTGTCAGAAAAAAGATTGGAGGAACTGAACTACCTGGCCTATCGTGTGAAGTGGATGGACAGTCTAGACGAGGCAGTATTCGGAACAGTGATTGCGATGATGAAACCAGAGACACTCCAAGATATCATAAATCTTTCCTGTAACATGGCTAAATTCAGATATCTGCCGGGGGTAACAACAGTAACAAAACTAGGAGAATATCTGCTGAATCGAACATCTGATATAGTTATGGAGGAACAGGCAGCTGGCTCTAATTATGAATGGGTTGGAAAAGATTATATAAAAAAATACGGTGGTATGTTTCATACATTTGGCTATACCAGCAGAATTCAAGAAGATCTGGATCCAATCTATGTAGGGAAGGAGTTACCAGATCTGGATTATAAACAGACTTGTAGTTTTAAGGTGTGGCTCTGTAAAGGAAATCCTTATGATTACTATACATTGACTCTTCCGGCAATGGAAGGCAAAATGGATGTGCTTAAGAGTGTCATGGGAATTTCAAACTGGAGTGAATGCGAACAGTTATCCATCCAGTGCAGAGAACCAGCACGGTGGGAATGGTTGTCGGTGTATGGTTCCATTGAGGAGCTGAATGATTTGGTGACTGAGCATTGTCAGAGCATGGAGAACCGGCAGGCGTCAGTATTGGAGATGTAAAAGAGGGGGTAGCCACAAAGAAAGGCTATCTGATTAAGTTCCGAATCAATAGGGAGGTTTTTTGGATGAAACGCTTGCACAAAAGACAGTTGGAAGTAGAGAGCTACCATGCACAGGAATCGGATATGAGCTGGCTCGATGAAATGGAACAGCAGATTTTTGGATAGGATTAAGGCTTAAAAACTTTGGAGGATTATTTATGTATGGATCAGACGGAATAACCGTACTGCGGGTATTTAACCTGTTGACGGGAGATATCTATAAAAAGGATTAGGTTGGGAAGCTACAATTTAAGTATGAACGAATGTCCATGGAAGAGCTCTGTGATCACCTGTAGGATATACAGCAGGCAATACAGTGTGAGTATCTGGAAAACGAGGGAGCAAATGGAATGACTGTTTACTTAGAACAGAAAAATCTAAAAAGAAAGGTTTTGAACATGCTTCCCTCTGCCGGGCTATGGGAGCATCAATTATGGAGTGTCCTAGAAATTAGAGCCACCGAAACAATCACGAAGGAGGAAGAGGCGGCACTCATTCATATGTGGGAGAAACAATTGACCGGTGATTTTGGAGATAGAATGTTACTTACACCGATTAGCGGACTGTGTAATTCGCCAGTTTCTAAAAGAGCCAACCAAGAAACCAGAATCAGATAGGAAGGGAAACTAAAGCAAAGGCAAGGCCTGTAGATGGTTTTTGATTTTTGTTACTTATGAATGCAAATGTACAGGCTATAGATGATCAAGAACAGAAAAGAAAGAGGGAGGATAAGCATGATGGCAAAGTTTATGAAGGGAACATCCATGGAGGTCATGGAGGCCGAAATGCAGCGGATACCGGGCTTTAGGCCAAGAAAAAGCGGAGTCATCCGAAGCCGGTATTCCCTGCGGGATTTAAAAGATATCAACTGTCCGCGGGAGAAAAAGAAGACAATGGCGGTGGTGGAGAACGAAGCATTTTATCAGTCTCTGCTCCAGCTGTTGGCTGCAGAACTGCCGGAGGGGACCTTTCTAGTGCGGGTGATGAAGCTCCAGAACCAGCGTGAGGCAGAACAACGGTTTTTCAGGAATGAGGAACATCGAAGGAGGTTCCTGCTTTTGTTACGGTGTGGGCTGTTTCCTGGACTACGGACTGAGCCTGGGTTTGCAGCGGCTGTATTCCTGTTAAGTTCCGATACAGGGCTTTGGGAACAGGCGGCTCCCCATGTATCAGAGAGGGGAATTGATTATAAAACATTTCATGTACATGGCGTAGACTTAGATGGCTACGCTATTTTTTGTGCTGCAAAGGAGTTGGAGACAGGGAAACCTTATTTAAAACTTTCAGAGCTGGGGGATGCTGAGCTGATCCATGATGGCCTGCTTCTGTTAATTCTCCACAGTATCTTAATCAGCAGACATGGAATCGGAATCATTTACGGAGAGGAGGAAGAAACATGTTAAGAATACGAGTTGGTCATGACGAAAGAAGTGCTTTCTGGCTGACATTCCCGCAGCAGCCAGGAAAAATCGATCTGCTCTACACGGAAATGCAGAAAGATCCTCCAATGATTATTTACGAGGCAGAAGCTTCTATCCCGGCGTTGCCGGAAGTGTTAAAAGGTATGAGGACTGATGCGGAATCCGCGAGGGCGTTGGCGTGCTTAGCAAAGCGGCTGGAATATTTAACACAGGCAGAACAGGAGTTGTTTTCTGCGGTTTTGAAGGCTGAAACCCCAAAGTCAGGGAAGGATATCCTCAACCTGTCTTATAATCTTGACAATTACGAACTTGTGGCAGGGAATCATGATCCTGGGCAGGTGGGGCAGACCGTCCGGAAAGTGGAGGGTAAAACCTTCCAGGATGTGTATCCTGGGGAGTTTCCACCAGATGCCGGCTACGATAAAAATTCGGTGTTCCTTCTGCATATTTACACGGGGAGAAAGAGGTATTCCCTGGCCGTACCGACAACACCGGAGAAGATGGAGATGGCAAGAGCAGCTCTGGATCTAAGAAGTCTGAACCAGTGTAAATTCAACCAGTATGGAGGACCATTCCAGGAACTGTGGGGATATCTTCCTACAAAGAGTGATCTCAAGGAAGTGAACCGTATCGCAGCTGTTTTAAAGGAAAAAGTGTTATCCAACCGTAACTACACACCGAACTTTTTGAAGGCTGTTTTTCTGGCGGAATGCCCGAGGACTATGAAAGAGGCACTCTCGGTTGTGCGGAATATGGGAAACTATGAGTTCCTGGATCAGGTGCAGGAGCCGGGGACATATGCCAGGGAGGTAATCAGAAGTTATGGAGATCCCTCCCTGGAGCCGCGGTTGGACCAGTATGTGAACTGGGATGCTATAGGCCAGGCTATGATGAAGGAACATGGGGCTGTTCAGACCGGATATGGCGTTGTGACGAGTAAGAAGTGGTGCTGCGAACGGCTTTCGGATGAAACGGTGGTAACGCGTCTCTATAACCAGTTGACGGGAGTTTTTTGTGGTTCCGAAGGTTATGACGAATCATTTAGTGCAACCGAACTGACCATTTTTGAAAAACAAATCCGGGAGGAATTGGAACAGGACCCTATATTTGAGCAAAAAACGGGACTTGCAGAATATATGGACAACCAGCTGATGAAACAGAGAATCCTCAGTATGTTTCCAGCGATTGAGGTTTACCACCATGCTCTTTGGGGTGTGCTGCAGATCGAGAGCAAAGGAGAGTTGACGCCGGATGAATTGGAATGGACAAAAAAATACTGGATGGGGCAAGCTTCAGATGGCTGGGGAGAAGGCTTTGAACAGATCGATATTGAATGTGAAGGGGGCGGGATTCTCAATGTCCACTTTTATAATTCATCGATGATTTATGGCCCCCGAACAGAGCAGGAACTAAAGGGAGTAGAAGCTGTACAGCAAGGTCCCCAGATGGGAGGAATTTGGTAATGCAGGTCTGTATCTGTGCAGAACGGTATAAGAGCGATTTCTGGTATCAGGGATATACCCTGACACTCCCAACCTATCAAATGGCGCTGGAAAACGCCAAGCAGTGTGCGAGAGTTGCGGACGGGGAGGGATATTCCCTGGAACTTGTTGGCCAGTGGCCTGATTTTCTATATGAGCCGCTGGAAGCGTGCAGCGCTACGTTGCAGGAACTGAATTTCCTGGCGCAGAAACTTTCCCAGATGAGTCAGGAGGAACTGGACACCTATGAGGGTGTGTTACAGTCTGTACCAGAACGGACTATCAGGAACCTGATTAATGCGGCTTATAATCTGGACCGCTTTGAGCTCCTGCCAGGAATTATGGATGAGGAGGAGCTTGGCGAAGTATCCATGGAAAATGACTTAGTGCCGGTCATTCGGAACCTGCCGGATGAGGTCTATCCTCTCCTGTCCCTCAAAAAGGTGGGGCACTATGTGAAGGAACAGGAGCAGGGTGTTTTTACCTCAAAGGGATACTGCTGCCGCAGCGCGGAAGGCTGGGTGGAACCATATGATGGGAAGGAGCTTCCAGAACAGACGATGGAGGACTATATTTTTTTTGTGCACCTGCAGGTATCAAAAACAAAAGAAGATGTCTGGCTGAAACTTCCCTGTAGTGAGAAGAGGACACGCCAGGTCCTTGCCGATTTGGGAATTCATACATTTAAGGAATGTACCATTACGGATATACGCAGTCCGCTTCCCAATTTTGAAAATGCCTTTGGCAAGGATGTAGACGTCGAAACGTTGAATGCATTAGCATTTACCATCTACGGTATGGAATGTCTCAGGGAAGGGGGAGCCGATCTGGAGGCGGAGGCGTTCCGGAATTTTGACTTTGAAAGCTACGGGAGGGAAGACTGGAGGAAAAGCAGGCTGTGTATGACACCCTATGTGGCCAGTTCCAATGAAACGCCGTTGGAGGAAGAGCAGGGAAATGGGCCGCAGATGGAACTATAGACACAAAACCATGCAGGACATGAAGGAGGTGAGAAATCATCAATAGTTTTATATCGTGGGTTGGCGGTAAAAAGGCATTGCGGAATACGATTTATGAAATATCCCCCGCTCACTATGAACGCTATATTGAAGTGTTCGGAGGCGGAGGCTGGGTGTTGTTTGGACGGCCGCCCGATCCGAGGGTGATGGAGGTTTACAACGATTTCAACTCAAACCTGACAAACCTCTATTCCTGTGTCAAGAATCATACCATAGAATTTTTACGTCTGCTGGGTTTCCTCCCATTAAACAGCCGGGAAGAGTTTCTTGTTCTGCGCAGGTTCTTAGAAAAGAAGGAGTTTGATCCGGCTTTTTTGAAGGAGGAGATGGAACTGGCGCAGCATAACCTGCCGCCGATGGAGTTTGAGGAGCTGCGGTCCCTCCTCTTAGAACATGCCGGCCCGGATGATGTCCAGAGAGCGGCCGCTTTTTATAAGCTGATCCGGTACAGCTATGGGAGCGGCTGTACATCATTTGGCTGTCAGGCCTTTGACGTGCGTAAGACCTTTTCCCTCATCTGGCAGGCTTCAAACCGGCTTGCTAATACCATCATAGAGAATAAGGATTTTGAGGCGCTCATCCGGCAGTATGACCGGGAGAACGCCTTTCTTTATTGTGATCCGCCATATTTTATGACAGAAGACCATTATGAAGTCGAATTTCCGAAGGAAGACCATGTAAGACTCCGGGATACGCTGGCAGGCTGTCTGGGAAAATGGATGGTCAGCTATAACGATTGTGAATATATCCGGAACCTGTATGACGGATACCAGATTACTGCGGTCACCCGAATCAATAACCTGGCCCAGCGTTATGACGGAGGCTGTGAATTTCCCGAGGTTATTATAACGAATTATGATCCTGCGGAACGGAGGAAGTCAGGGCCACAGCAAATGGATCTGTTTTCCGCGGGGCTGCTGGGAGGTGATGACGGAAATGAATGAGATTGAGAAGCTCTGGCAAGCAAAGCGGCGGATTGAGGAGGTAACGGCTGGAAAGCAGCATCTGATAATCGGATTTGGAGGGTATTTAACCGTGCAGGTGGACCAGGGCTGTCTGGCAGCCATCTATCTTGCTATGATAAAAAATCGGCAAAGCGGTATGTACCATTGTGATGTAAAAGGCTATGTGCGTACCTTCAGCGGATACCGCAATGGAGCGTGCATGGACCAGCTTACGGCAGAATTGGAGGCAATGGCCTCCCTGGTCAAGGAACTGGAGCAGTTAGAAATCTGTATTGGAGAAGAAGAGCTTCTGACCTTCTGCCGGGAATTAAGTAGCCAGGAACGGGAGAAAGAAAACCAGAAAAAGGAGGAGTCATGACGAATATTTTCGTAAATGGGAGAATGGCGGAGGATGGAAGCCTGGTCCTGCCGCCTGGTGCGCTGGAGGAACTCGGGGTAAAATCGGGGGATCTGGTCCATTTATCCTGCTGGAAAATGGGACTGCCTGGAGAGAATGACTTCCTGAAAAGGGAAAGGGAGGAAGAACATCAGGCAGAAGAGGAAGAGGCGGAACTGGTCATACCGCACGATTTGTTAGAGGCAGCCCATATTCCACTGGATGCCGGTCTGGTTGTACAGATGGTGCCGGGGGCCATCCTGATTGGAGACGAAGATCCCATGGAGGTAGTGCGGGGACCGCTGTTGGAGATTCTGTCCCTGTTTGGAATCTCAGAGGAGGAAGTAAATCAGGCCATTGAGGAAGGAGGATACTACGATGAGTAAACCGGTGTACAAGCTGATGGATCACAGGGGGAGGGTGTTGATTCCCAAGGAGTTTCGGGAGGCAGCCGGCATGGAGTATGGTGGCATTCTTGCCCTGAATCTGTGTGACGGACAGGTCATGATCCGGAAGATGGAGCTGATTGAAGTTGGAGACCAGTCGCCGGAGGCGGTAGAGGCCTATGTGCGCGCAGCCATTAAGACTATGCCGGATTCCATCCGGTTAAGCCTGATCTCAGACCTTTCCGGTCTGGTACAGCATAAGGGGGAATAGAGGTGGAAAAAGGAACCTATACGGAAGCGGATTGTATCGAGACAGGAAGCTCCTGTTCCATCAAGGGGAAAGTCATTGTGATTAAAGCTTCCGCCCTGGGGGAGGACAGCCCGAGCCAGCTTTGTTACTGTGTCGGGGGTGACGGGGCTGATGCGGATGCGGTCAACCAGTCCGTATTTGGCATCGATTTGTATCAAGGTGAATATGCCAGATGGAGACGGTCCGATGTGGTGGGAGTATTAAAGCCGGAATTACTTTCGGAGCATGAGCGACTGCAGTTGTCGCAGATCCGTCCGGCAGGGGCGTTGCCATTAGAAGAGCATGAGCCGCGTTACAGTGGTTACAGCTTCCTGCCGGATGGGAGATATACAACCGGAGTGTGGCTCTGCAGTGAGAACGAGGTCAAAGACTATGTGGAGATGCAGCTCCCCTACCAGCACCGGATCATGATCTGTGACAGGAATGATTTCTGCGTACTGGAGATTGAGGAGGGGACTGTGTTATTTCCGACTGCGAAGGATATCAAAGCGATGGAGCATGGGCAGGAGGTTGTTTCGGGAACGATGGATATGACATGATGGAAGGAGGCGGACAGGATGCGCGGAATCCAGATTGAAGACGGAGGTATCCTGTACTTCGGAAACAAGGCAGGGTATATCCGGAACAGAAGGGCGGTCATTGATCCCATCTTTAAAGGGGAAGCAATGGAGCGGTTCCTAAGAAAACAGGGAAGCATTGAGATGGTCGAATGGGTGGGAGGTGTGTATGACCGTCTGATGAACGGGGGCAGTGAGACACAGGGAGAAGGGGTTTTAAAGAACTGTCGAATCTGGCAGCTGAAGCCGGAGGTGGATGTCCATATGAAGTTCATTGGATATGATGCACTGATTCGGAAATTTGGGGAACCGGAGCCGCAGAATTACCGGACTGTTTACGATGGAGAAATCGAAACCAATGACCTGGATAGGATTTGCGCTAAATTCAGCGGGGAACAGAAAATCCCGGATTATGATGGGCATGTGATCACCATTTCTGATGTGATCGAACTCTATGACGAGGATGGAAGCCTTTTTTATTACGTGGACACCAATGATTTTAGGCCGGTCGCGTTTGGAGGTCCGGAACCGGTACAGACACAGATGATTCAGCTTTAACAATGAAAAAAGGGCGGCAGCAATGCTGTCTTTTATTATTTTAATCCAAGGAGGATGAATCAATGAGAAAAATGATGAGCAAAGCAAAAAGAAGTGTGGAATGGAATCTGTGGAGAGCAGGACAGGTTCTTAGAGGACGGTCAGGAGAAGGTTTTGTTGACACTGCCAGTGCGTCCGTAAGGGCGTAACAACTGCATATAGCTGTTACGAACGCGGACGGTTGGAAAATCTGCTTTAGCAAAGCAGGGATTGAAACATATCCGGGTTTTATACCCACAATCCTCCCTAACCAATTGATCTGAAAGGGAAACCGGACAGGGAGTATAGCATGTTGGTAACGTCATAAGCCAGCCAAACTATCATGGCTGCGGCTGAAGGGCAAAGGGAAAGGTCAGATATGAGGATAAAGGCTTGATTGCCTGAAGGATAGTCCGAGGGGACATAGTCGAGTCCCTGACACACGATAGTTTCCGTGTCAGGCGGTGTAGGAACTGCGTAGATGGCGGGCGCAGCTGTCCGGGATATTTGCACCGACCAGCCATAGCAAATGGAAAAGGGCGAACGTCCTATCCGACAATCTGACAGGCTGTGTTTCTAACCGTCTAAACGGAGATTGCCTAAACCGGAAGTTTTTTAGCGATATCCGGCATGGCAACGGAGCCGCCGTAGTAGTCCGGGCATGGGAAAGCCATACACATGGCGAAGGGCGGCAGTTTATCTTTTAATACAAAGAAAGGAGCGGTGCGTGAGGCATTGAGAAATCCGATTGATGTGTTAAACAGTCTAAATTCAAAAGCAGGAAATGAGGGGTACCATTATGAACGCCTGTATCGGAATCTGTATAATGAACGATTTTATCTTCTGGCTTATCAGAAGCTTCAAAAGAAAGAGGGAAGAACAGGGACAGGAGCTGACCGGAAAGTCATCGGCGGTATAGACATGGAACGGGTATGCAGGCTGATAAAAAAAATGAAAGATCACAGCTACCGACCAAATCCTGCGCTGCACATGGACAGGGAGAATCAGAAGGGGAAACGTTGTTCTTACAGTGGACCATCCTTCGAGGACAAGCTGGTACAGGAGGTTGTGCGGCTGATATTAGAGAGTATGTATGAGCCGGTATTTTCTAATGATTCACACGGGTTCCGTCCGAACCGAAGCTGCCATACAGCATTACAGCAGATCCGGGATACTTTTGCTGACATAACGTGGTTTATCGAGGGCAACGTCTGTGGCTTTTATGGCAGCATGGATCACTTGGTACTGATAAACATATTACGCAGGCGTATCCACGATGAAGCCTTTCTCTACTTGTTGGGGAAATTCCTGAAAGCTGGATATCTGGAGGATTGGACCTTCCATAATACCTATTCCGGCACACCGACAGGCTCGATGATCGGTCCGATTTTATCCAATGTATATCTAAATGAACTGGACCGGTATATGGAAATTTACATGAAGAGTGGATGCCATCATCTACGGTATGTGCGTTATGCGGACAACTGGCTCTGTGGAGTGACCGGAAGGAAACAGGAGGCGGAAGAAATTCAGGCAGATATCAGGCAGTTTTTGTCAGAAACGTTAAAACTGCAACATTCAGAAAAGAAAAGTCTAATCACCAGTGCCTGTCATATGGTCCGCTTTCTCAATTACGAGGTGTCCATATCAAAAGACGGAGATCCATGTGAAAGCAAACGTGGTTCCAAAGGATACAGTAGAAGCAGTAAGGTGAGGTTATATGTACCCCGTGAGGCATGGCAGAAGAAGCTGGTGGCTTATGGCGCGCTTGAAATCAGATATCGAAATGGTCAGGAAATCTTTCAACCTTTCCATCGGACGTACCTGATCAGCCGTGATGACCATGAAATTGTGCAGCAATACAATGCTGAAGTGACGGGACTTTATCACTATTATAAGATTGCGGACAATGTGAGTGTCCTCAGTCATTTTAATTATGTGATGAAGTTCAGCCTGTTTAAGACCTTTGGAGCAAAATACAGACTCCATATCCGTGATGTTCGAAAGAAATATGGTTACAGGCACTTTGAAGTAACATACCGGACCGAACAGGGGGACCAGAGTGTGTGTTATTATGAGGGAGGCTTTCAACAGGAGAAAACAGGGATGACAGATCCTGCGGTCGATCTTGTTCCAAAGAGATACCATAATTATAAATCTTACATGCAGGAGAATTAGACTGATAGATAAATGGAGAGCCGGATACATCGAGAGGTGTAAGTCCGGTTCGGGGGCGGGCTTTTGGAAACCTGCCGCTGTGAAGCGGTAAGGCGCTGGGGGCCTAGCCTACTCAAGATTTTAATGGCAGTGGTAATCGGTGCTTTGGTGCTGGCCGGCCTGTATGCATTATTCGACAATACAGTATTACCAACACTTACCCGCAGAGTGAATGAGATGTTCAACTATAGCGGCTAAAGCAGTTTTCGCTTCATCGAAACAAGAGCAAATGAACATCAATTTATTGAGGAGGACACATTATGCCCAGAAGAAGACAGAATAGCGAGTCAACAAATCCGGTTGAGGAGAGAACACCGCAGGTACAGTCGGACACCACACCGGAAGAGAATACCGTAGAGAGTGGTGGTTCAGAAGAACGTGTGCAGGAGGAAGCAGCCGATGGAGTGGGAACCGAGGAACCGGCTGCCGCAGAACAGACGGTGGAGGAAGAGGCTCCCGCGCAGACAGCCGGGGAGGAGACTTCGGCACAGGTATCAGAAGAGGAACCTTCTGGGGCGGTTCAGGAGGAAGAAGTCATGAACACGGAAGAGTTGCTCCAGGGA